TAGCCATGTTGAAGTGGCTTTTCAGTTCTTTACTTGCAGTCAATGCTCTCTCGCGTGGAACGATGTCCATTGCAGGATGTGTATTTCAGATACCGGAATGGATACATGATTTCAGATTCCCTGATTTCTCACACGCTTTTTCTCTTTTCCCCGTCGTTAAGCAATCTGGGTTTACAGGTTGGTTCCGTGATTTCTATGACTCAGCGACTAAACGTGTTACGGGTCAACATATCGGTTCGAATGATTCGCAATTATTAGCAATCCAGAAACAAGAAAATTTGTTAGATCAACTTGAAATTTTTAGTAATATCTATTATGATTCAGCACCACACAATCTTGATCCTGTGGCCCATAAGGCGTTTAAGGAGAGTCACATCACAGTTGATTTTATGAAACTTTATTCTGATGTGTTTGCCACTGGGAGTGTATTATCAGATAACCAATCGATCCCCGCACAAGCAATTTTCAGTGAACAACTACGCACGAAACGCGTTTTGCTTGAGGCTGATCTCATGGCGCTCCAAGGTGATGCCCCAAGACCCACTACTATTAAGAAATGGCTTTCTCGCGTTTTGAATCTCCGTGATGAGACAATTGATGCTTTTAAGACACCTATCCAAGTTTCCTTGCTTGTGGCGTTTGTCGTCTTTTGTGCATACCTTTGGTGGGTCTTAAACCCTAAGAAGTATTTTACTAAGAAGGATGAGAAAATTGTTGCAACGCGAACGAAAGAAAGTGATTTGGGCAAACGCGGTTATGATTATAATCGAGAAGATGATATTTCAATTCGTGATGAGGAACGTAAGTTCAAGTACGAACAACAACGTGATGATGACAAGTACTCTGACGCATTTGAAGGTCCGGATGAAGGTGACATGCACTATAATCGTAAACATAAGGACGAATCGAAGGTTGAGGTTGTCTATGCCTCTCACGACTCGCGAGCCATGCACGCCGCTAAGGCAGCACAGTTACGAGTCCAACAACAAGCTGAAGAACAAAAACTGCGTGCGAAATATGGTAAATCGTGGGCTGATTGGCAAGAAGAGGAGGATAGTGAGCGAGTTAAGGAATCTCGTACTTCACAAGAAATTGAATCCGACATTTCCGAGCGAAAAAAACGAGTTGATGCCGCTCTGTTGCAACTGTCAGAGGTTGAGCAGAGATTGACTATTGAGAGGAAGACGCTCATTGCCGAACAGGATAAGATTGTTGCTGAACGTCAAGCACTTTCCAAAATTTTTAGTGTAAATCAGGACAAATTGGCCACAACGACGAAGCGTTTAACTGAGGTCCGTAGTAACGAGACAAAATCTCGTGAGGATCTTAAGTCTGTTATCGAACCTATGATGCAAGAGCTCGCCAAACTCCGTCAGGAGATTAAGGAGCAAAAAGACGCAAAGAAGGTTGATGTATCTAATCTTGATGTGCTCCCTGAGGTTACTGCAAATAAGATTCGCATAGCCTCTAAGGAATCAAAATTGGTGTGCCAAATTTGTCAGCAAGTAGCCTCTCATTCCGTGGATTTTCGAAAAGGAAAAGTGCTTGATGCACGTTCCCCGTATAATGCACTCCTGAAAGAGTGTAAGAAGGAAGCTAATTTTATTCATTTCTCAGACCGCGCTGAGATGTTTCAGCACTTGAAGAAGAACCAACGCACTATTCCATGCCCTTTTGCTGCTAAATGCAATAATGGGGAAGGGAAGTGTCGCTGGCTTTGTCATGCTCATGTATCCCAAGTAGTTAGTGTTGCAAGTGAGCCTCTGAAGAAGCAAGTGCAGCGGGTTGTTCAGAACAAGTCTTCGGGGGAAATTTGTGATCCTGATTTTGTCACTCGCTCTTCTTATATTACGCAGAACGGAGTAGCACGATTACCCTATGTCCTGTCAACGGAAGAAGTGAAGGAAACAAAACCTGTCACTTACACACGTGAGCAAATCAGTGCAATGCTATCATCTGTTCCTGAGCATATGACATCCTGGGATTATTTTAACAGTAAGCACGAGAAAGAATCACGTGTGACGAATGTCGTTACGCAAGTACCTCTTGATGCGCATGCAAATTCAGGTTATGTCAAATCTGGCAATAGTTTCACAAACTGTACGATTGTCGCAAATTCGGCATTGGTTTCTCTCCATTGGTGGCGGGCTCTTACGCTTGCTCAGCGGTCTGAGGCTCAGATCATTTGGGGATCAATGAAGGTCAATGTGGGCCCTCTCACAAAATATGAATTTGAAAAGTGGGAAGATGGGTCTGAAGCTGATCTTGTTCGTATTATGCTCCCTGTGACTTGGATGGTTCCGAAGTTGAAAATGTTACCATTTTCGAGCCTACAAATTAATGATCAAGTGAACATTGGAGCTTGGCGTCCCAACGCTGAAGGAACCATGCTGCCTGTTCGCCTTTGTGGTGCTTCAGTTGGGCTGGAAGATGGTTATGGCGTTTATCAAATTAATACGGTGAATGGTGATTGTGGTGCTCCCGTCATGAAGTCTTTTGTTGAGAGTTGGCGTATTGTTGGTATCCATAATAATGCTAGTTCCTCTGTAAACGGTTGCATCTTTCTTGATGATGTGCGTTGGAAGCAGCTTATGGTGCCAAAAAATGCTTCGCTTGGCCAGTCGCAGAGGCAGTAAATCTGTCTACCCTGGTGAGCAAGTATCCTGCGGGTTTTCGTTACATTGTTAATTCATTTTTATCTGACGATTACTTGACGTACACTGCCCCCTTATTGACTATTGATCATTTGGGCACTGTAAACAGGAATGTTAATTATTCGCAACGTTTTGATTTTGATCATTTATTTGCTTTGTATTTATCTAACCAATCAATTGACTTCCGGACTAATTCCTACACCAGAGGTATTCCCAAGCATATGTGTGGTTACTTGTCCATTAAGAAATACGACTTTCCGCAACCTGTTTTGAATGCGGATGATTGGGCCGTGAGTGGCTTTTGGTCCATTGACAAGTGGCAGCCTTATTGTGGCAACTCAGAAGTGTGCTCTTGGGAGTTTGAAATTACTGCTTTAAAGAAGCAGACTTCTCCTGGAGCACCATGGAATATGAAATATCGAACTAAAGCACAAGCATTACGTGATGAACGAGTGTTAGATTTTATTGGTAAGGAGTGGGTCAGGC